ACCATTTTTGCCACGCCGTTTTTGATGGCCGTCAAGATGGGTTCACCCACCCGGCCAAGCTCAGAAAAAGCATCCGTTAGCCGTTCCTGTGCTTTCCGGGCTTCGATAACATCCTTGTTGGTTTCTTGGTACTGTGTAGCTGCCTTGCCGTAGGTATCCTTCAGCGTTTTCATGATGAGGTCTTGCCGTTCCTCAGCCGTGGTGCATTTTTCAAGTTGCCCGTTGAAATCCTCAACCGTGATTCCGCTCCATTCCAGCGCATCCGCAAGGGAGCCTTGTACTTCGCCAAGCTGGCTGGTATGCAGTACGCCTTCCATCAGGCCTTCGATGGGCAGCGATTGCCCAAATGTAGCAAAAACACCCGTACCGATTTCCGTCAAGGTGTTCATTTCCTTTTCGTTGTCGGCAATCTTTGCAATGTGCTGGGCAGCTTCTACGGCCTGTTCGGTATCACCCAATACCGCATTTAATTCTGAATAGGTGTTCTTTGCTTCTGTGGACGAATGCCCGGACGCTTGAAAGGCACTGTCAAGCAAGCCCATCTGCGCCCGGTATTCCCTTGTACCCTCAATGGCTGCAACCCACGCACCGCCCAAAGCAACACCCGCACCCACAACCAATTTACCCAGCCCCAGCGCAGCCCGTCCGATACCGTCAAGGGCTGTGCTGGTTCTTGCGTTGGTGTTCTCCGCTTGGTTTGCGGTATCATCCAACGCCCGGTTGGCCTGTTCGTTTTCAATTGCAATAGTGCCTAAAATTTTGAAAATCTCCACGTTTCACCCCTCCCCAATTTGGAAGGGTCAAAACGCCTATCATTCCGTTTGTGGTGCTGCTTTGAATCCTTCAAGGATGCCCCTTGATTCTTTCACGATCTCCGCTGTCTCTTGCTCAGTAGGTTTATCGGCCTTGCTACCGTCCACGCTTGCCACAAAATCCGCATAGGATTTATCATGCACCCGGTACAGCCAAAGCTCCCACAACATTTCCTCTTTCCTTTCCTCGTTGTAAAGCTCAATCACTTTATCCACAAATTCGGAAAGCCTATGCGTCAGGATCATGCTGTCTATAAGCTGCATTGGGCTTGCGTAACGCTGAAACAGAAGGTCAACAAACCTTAAATCCCCTACTTGAACAATTCGACAAGATGCTGAAAAAAATCCTTAAATTCCTGCTTCTTGAACACATCCATAATCATTTCCACGAATACCGCCATATCCTGTTCGGCCACTTCCTGAACCGTCATACCAGACAGGGCAGAAAGGAAGTCGTAAATTTCGCTTTGGCAGTCGGGAATGTGGGAAGTTACCAAGCAAGCAAGCTCAATCATAACCTGCATACCAACAGCGGACGCAGCGTTATCATCAATCTTGCCATCCTTCATGGTATCGGCCAAAAGCTTCTTGATTTCGGCAGACGAAAGCATCTTCTTTACTTCGCCAATGCCAATCTTATTGATAATGCGCATCATCATAAACAGGTCATTAGCATTCATCGTCCGCAGGGTATAAGTCTTTTCCATGTTTCAATCCCCCTTTTGAAAAGTAAGGGCAGGAGCCGCAGCCCCCGCCCGTTTATTAGGTTTCGGTCGGATAGTAGATATGCCAAGGCAGGGTATCAGCTTCGGGGCTGAGGTCTGCAAAGCATTCAAAGGTGAACTTCGGCACAGCCGCTTCCTTGTTCTTGCCTTCCAGTTCAAGGCCGCTGGTACACAGCGCATTGTCAAACACAATGATAATCGGCTTGCCTTCGATGGTCTTACCAACGTAACCAAAATCCTCTACATAATCGCCTTCGTTGATGATTGCACGGCTCTTAAGCTCGTTGTAACCCGTGACCGTTTCGGATGCAGCTTCATCACTGATAAGTGCCATCTTGAGGATTTCCGGCTTAAGCTCAATAGGGTTGATTTCAAGGGTGGCGGTTTCGCCAACCTTAACCGTCAGACCCTTCACCTTTACCAGTGCGCCATCAACAGGCACATCGTAAAATTCAGGCACGATAGACAGCTTGGAACCGCCAGAAGTGGCACAAATCAGGCTTTCTTCAAAGTTCCAAGCGTTGCTGGCAAACTTCAAACCCTTATGGATAGTGCCAGCGCCCAGCATTACCGTTTTAGGGGTCTTGTCCGTAATGCCGCTGGACTTAAATTCAGTACCAATCGCCATTTATTCCACACTCCATTCCTGTACAGACAGATTGATTTTGATACTCTTTAACGCCATATCCCCGGTTGGGACTTGCGTTGTGGAACCATAAAAAATGGCAATCCCGTTGCCGTTAGGCAGGATTGCCGTTTGTGAGATAGTCTTTTTGATTTTTGCTTTGGCTTCTTCCAGCAGCATCCATGATCCACGGGTATAGCCGCGCAAAATGAACGTGCTTTCTTGATGCCCATCTTCTTCCCTTGTTTGGGATTCGTGTTCAATGTAGTCCCCTGTGAAGTAATAGCCTTCAGCAGGCCAACCGCCATTCCACCGCATCAACTCATAGGGGATGCCAATGGATTTCAGCAGGCTTTCCAAAAAGGTCAACGCTTCAATGCTCATCATCACAACCCCTTCAGTTTGTTTTGCAGGTCACGTTTTGCTTTCGGGCTTACAGCAATAAAGGATTTTTCAAGGGTATAATTGGGTTCACGGCCATCCGTTACAACGGCTTCTTTGTTGTATGTGGATTTGATATATGCCGCCATATCCTCTGCTTCTTCCTTTGTTGCGTATTGCCTTGACTTGTACCCCTCTGGCCCTTCGCTGCCGGGTGTGTAAATCCACCATCCAGAACGGCCTTGTTTGCCGCCATTCTTGGCCGTGTCAGCATGTGAACCCGTGCCGAACTCTTCCCAGAAACCTTGCTCCATCGGAGTGCCAACCGTTGCTTCCAGATTGGCTTCATCCACTACACAGCCGTAACTATCGCGCAGGGATGTTCGTTCGCCGTTTGTCCACCCTTCTGTGCTGGTGTTCCGCTTGGCCTGTGCCGCTGTTTCATTCGCCCATGTATGTAGCCACGCAATAGCCAAATCTTTAATCTTCCGCTTTGCCTGTGGGCTGTAGTCGTGGAACTCAAAGTTATTAGCCACATCACAGCCCCCCGGTAAACCTCAGATAGATTTCAAGGTGCTGGTGCATCCCCATTGGATCATCAATCAAGGTCACATCGTAGGGCAAGCCGTCAATCATCATCCGGCAGTTTTCTTCTTTCACATTATCAGGGAGCTTGACATACTTTGAAATGAAAACGTGTGTTGATTCCCGCACCTTTGCGCTGTAATTGTTGTACCGGGAATCGCCGTCAGACAGGTCAAGCCAGCCTTTCAGGGTATATGCATCCCGCCAGTTCATAACGGCTTCGCCAATGGCGTTTTTGATGGGTTCGCCGTTGGAATCCTTGGCTTGCTCTCTGATCTGGATTATCACTTTCATGTTGCCGCCAATGCTCATACACTCAACCCCTGTCCAAATCTTGCGCACATATACGGTTTGAGGAAGCCCATCAGGGAACGGGGATAACCCATGATGGAGTTGTCCCCGTCCGTGTTGAAATAGGTAACAGAATGCCGGGAAAGGCTTTCGGACTGAATGCCCACCTTTTCCCGGCTCCCCATCTCCCATTTCAGCAGGTTCACAACGCCCATTTTGATGTCAGCAGGATACTCAATCACGCCATCAGCGTTTCGATACTTCCTGAAATTGTTATGGGTGTATCTTTGAACCATCTGTTCAAGGGCTTCCAGCCATACGGCAAGAACTGCGTCCGTTTCGTCTGTTTCAATGTGCTGCCGAAGTTCATCAATTGTCAGAATCATCAACGTTCACATCCTGACCTACGTCCTTACGAATCACATCCAGAATATCGGCCTTCTTCGTGGCTTCGCCCAGATCGATGCCGTGTTCATCTGCATAGGCCTTCAATTCAGCAACCTTCATGCTGCCAAATTCGTCCTCGCCCTGTTCCTGATTGCCTTCATCCTCGCCCTGTTCCTGATTGCTGATGCTGTCAAGCGTTTTGCACTTGGCCTTAACAGACAGTTCAGAATAGGTATAAGAAGGGACAGAAGCCAGTTTGACTTCTGCCCCCACAGTAAAGCCCTTGTCATCCCAGCGGACGGCATAGGTCTTTCCGTTGGCAACCAAGAAAGGCAGACCATCAACGATTACAAATCTGTTCATGCGCCTTCCTCCTTCATTCATCAGCCGTTGGACTTAATCAGACCAATGCGCACGTTCTTGTGGTTGAACTTCAACGCCCAGTTGTCCTTGTTACCCAGCTCCGCAAAAGTGGGAGATTCCTTGGCAATGTTGTCAACATTCAAAGACAGGCCGTTAGGATGCAGCACCTTGCCCTGCTTGCTGTAGAACATATCAGTACCAGCGGCCTTTTCAGGATCATAGTTGGTGGTGTACTGATTTTCATAGTTGCTCTTGTCGCAGGTCAGGAAAGCACCTTCGCCAAACAGCCAAGTATTATACACGGGGAAGCCGGGAACAGAGTTGTCAACAGTATGGTAGTCGGTCACCAGTACAATCTTGCCGTTGATGTGGGGCAGCACAACCTCCTTGCTGACAGCACCGGGGACAGTAAACTTGTCGTACTCAATCAGTTGCAGCTTCTTGTAGTTGGCAAACACACGGGAATGCATGATGGAAAGACCCATCTTGCCAGCCATGTCACCCAAAGCAGCCTGTTCAGCGTCAATCATGGTAGTAGCATCAACGTTGTTGGCCGCGCCAATCGTGCCAGTAGTAACAGACAGGTCGGTAACATGTTCAGACAACTCAGCAACGCCCATAATAGCCGCTGCAATGTTCATCAATTCGCGCTCCCACACCTGAGTGTAGTAGTCCTGAATCTTGCCCTTTACCTTGGAAATAGGATCAGCACCAGTCAGCTCCTTCACAAAGTCCTTTGCCTTAAAAGCCTTCATGCGCTGCACCAACATACAGGTCTGCTTGTTACCCTTGATTTCAACAGGTACGTTGTCGGTCTCACCGTCATTGTTCAAGGGTTCCATGTTCTCATCATAGATGTTCAGGGGGTTGTACATGGGAATCGTTGCCACGTTACCCTTCGCGCCGATAAGATCCATGATAGAAGAATCCTTGCGGACAATGCCAGAAGCCAAAATGGGATTATTCCAATAGTCGGCCTCCTGCATCATGTGGGTGAAAACTTCCTCATCAAATGCGAAGCCGCCAAAAAGTCCAGTTCGTGCCATAGTTAATCATCCTTCCTTACTTTCTAAGTTGGTTGTACAGATTTTCGTTTTTCTGCTTCAGGGCCAGTCGTTCTTCATAGCTCATAGCCATGTACTGAGCTTTGGTAACCGTGGTTTCTCCAACGTTGCCGCCCCGCAGCTTGTTGGGTTCCAGCACCTTATAGCCGTTGTTGCTGTCCACACTCTCAAAGTGGCCGGGGATTTCGGTTTGCAGGCTGGACAACAGATCATCCCAGCCGGGAATCTTGCCGTTTTCATCCACCTTCTGTTCCTTGCCATCCGCTGCCATCTTTTCTTTGAGCTTGTACAGGGCATAGTCAACATCGACAGCCTTTGCAGCCAGCAGCCCCACCTTTGCTTCGGCTTCAAACTGGGTGGCTTCCAACTTTGCCTGAAGCTGTGCCGTGGCCTTTTCGTATTCTGCAATTTGCTGCTGCAATGATTCCTGTCCCTTGGTGGACTTCTTCAGGCCTTCGATAGTGGCGTTTGCTTCGCCAAGCTGCTTTTTGGCCGCTTCGTGTTCGTCTCGAAGCTTGCCATATCGAATGTCCATGTTTTCCTCGCTGGCTGTATAGATGCCGTTTTCCTTCATGCCGTTGGTGAAGGCCGTGGTTTGCTCATCCGTGGCAGAAAAAATCTGCTGCAAAAGTTCAATGATGTTCATGTCTTTCAGTCCTTTCGTTACGCTTTTTACATGGTTGCATCATGTGATTGGAGGTCTTTTAACGTCATCCCCGGACGCAATATAAAAAGTGCCTGAATAATCAAGCACCTTTAAGCGAGAATCTTTGTTAGTGTGTTCTTTCCGGCTACGCCGTCAACATCAAGGCCGTTTGCCTTTTGGTATGCTTTGACAGCGGATTCAGTATTTTTCCCAAAAATGCCGTCAATCGCGCCAGCATTATAGCCGTTCTGATTCAACAGCCATTGCAGCACCTTGACCTGTGTTCCTTTGCTTCCATATCGCAAGGTGTTCAACGTTATCACCCCCGTTGCCGTTGCCTTTACAGGGGCTTTAGACGGGTTTTTTTGCGTCTCTTTTGATGGGGTGGAGGTATTCACCACTTCGCCCGTCAAAACGCCGGGAAGGGCCGCCCAATGCGTCCATGTGCGGTTCTTGACAAGTGTTTTAACAACACCATACTTTGCCGCCCGTGCTTCAACAGCCCAGCCGTCCCCAACATAAACCCCCGTATGGCTCATAACGCCATTGCTATTGATGTGGTACAGGATCACACCGGGGACATCCGGCAAAGTGTCGATTGTCCCCTTCTGATCCCACTTCGTTTTGTTCCATTGGCTGTTCGCGCCGCTTACAAGTGTTTGTCCACCAGCCTTGCAGGCGTACCGGGTAAGTTGGGCGCAGTCGTAAGCCTGTTTGTTGTGCCACTTGCACCCGTAGCAGGTACTTTGCTTGCCACTCAGGACAAGACAGTTGCTGTAAATGTTCACCCGCTGTGCCGGATAAGCTCCGGCACGTTCCTTTCGGAATGCGGGTGTACAGAGATTTTCACCGAAGCCGCCCCAAATATAGGCGCAGCCGATTTTGCTTTTCGCATAATCAGCAATGGCCTGCCCTTTAGATGTCATTAGGGCCAACACCTTCCTGCAAGGAAGTCAACTGCTTAAACACCTGATGCGCACCAGTAGAAGCAAGGCCGGACGCAATACCCACGGCAACGGCATTCAGAACATCCTTTGCCGGGAAATCGGGCATCACGAACAGGCCCACAACGCCCAGCACGCCGCCGAACGTACCCACAATGACAGGGATAAACTCATCCTTGATAGCGGGGATGGCCTTGCAAGCAACGCCAATCAGATAGCAAATAACGACAATGGCAACCACAGTACCTACAGAAGTAACATCCATATCCCATTCTCCTTTCATTTTTGGGCATAAGAAAGGCAACTGCTCGAAAATCCCGAACAGTTGCCGTGTTGTTTTTCTCTCACTCTCTCACTTTGAAGAAAAACTATGTGTAATCTACAATAAATGCAACAGGCTCAACCCTGCAATGGAACCACCCCTTTCAAGGCATAGAAAAAGCACCGTGCATCATTGCAGGGTGCTTCACTCCAAAACATATTCAGTATCTACAATCTCGCCTGTAATTGCATTTACAAGCACCTTTCCAAACACGACCCATCCGTGATGGTCGTATGCTTTTCGACCCGGCAGGTCATCATCACTTTTTATGCCAACAAACAACTGAAATACATTGTCAGCAACCATGCCAGACGCTTTGCAAGTGTTAGCATAGTTATCCTGTAAGTACTTTCGCCCGAATATTTCAATCAGTTTGTTGGTTGCAATCTGTGCCAATGACTTTCTGTCAAGCATATCAATCACCATCACCAAAAATCAAAGAGTAGTATTCATCGTCACGGTCAATGCTTCTATTTACAGGGACGGTTGCACCTTCCGCATCAAACTCGACTTCCTTTTGCCCCGGTTCTATTATACTACTAAACCGTTGCCATTTCAAGGCTTTCAGGGTGTCCCGGTCAGATTTTGACGGAACAAGGTCACCAACATAAGGGTGTGAATGGCAATCAATCGTTCCCTTTTGGGCAACCAGCATTCCCCACAGGTTTTCTGGTATTGTAGTACCGTTTTTCATGCCACGAATCAAGTATGATTGTTTCCCAACCGTTAACGTTGTATACTCTACCCCCGTTTCTGTTGTCAAAATTGCAAGGTCTTGTGATTTGAATTCGCCTGCGGATCGTGCTATGTAGCTACCAGCAGTCGGCAGTTCTTGCAAGTAATCCTGAAGCCTTTTTTCGATCTCAATACCACGCTTTGAATATGGTACTGCAAGCTGTCCTGCATCAGATGGGGTTTCCAGCATCCTTGCCGCCTTCAAGTACTTCTTTTCAAAGTCTGTAAAGCTGTTTGATTTGTCAATTCCGAAATACTCAGCCCGTTCCTTCAGGGTTTTTAGTTCGTCCTCATCCAATGCGGCCCTTGCCCTTGTCAACGCTACGCAACGACAATTGCAGTCCTCAGCAGGGTCACCAAAATCGCCCGGATGCATGGGCTTATAGCTGCCCACCTCAAAAGGTTCTTCTATTTCCCTGATCTGGCCGTCAAGCTGCCTATGGTTTTCTCGTGTATCGCCGTCAAGTGTGGCATCCCATTGCTTGACAACATCCGCACCTTTTGCCTTTGCTTCGTTTCTTGCATCGGCAGCGGATGCCTGCTGGATTCTGTGGCCCTCAGTCCGGGCAATAGCCCTTGCCCTTGCAAGCGGGGCTTTGGTGGTGTTGCGAATGTTCCGGGCTATTTCGTCATAGGTCAGGCCAGATGCAAGCCCCCGGGAAAGTTCCTTGCTGATTTTCTTCGTCATCACCTTTGTATCAATGCCCAGCGCATCATACAAGGGGGATGTCAACTTTGTATCGTGCTGTACAGCTTTCAACACAGCATCCCGGTTGATGGGGATCAGCAATGGAACACCCTGATAATGCAGGTCGTACATCGTACCCACAAAGCCCGTTGTATAGGCTTCGTGCCTGTACTGGTCAAGGGATGTATACACATTCGATTGCAGGTTTTCCAATATAGCGGAAACCTGCTTTTTCATCGTTTGCTGGTACTCTTTATGGTACACCGTGGACTGTGTTTCCGGCATAGACTGAAGCACCTTTAAACGCTCATTTATGCCCGTTAATGCGTATTCATAATGGCGTTGCAGTTCCTTCAGGGCAGCTCGTTCACGATCCAATTTGACCTGTTCTACGGCCTTTTGTGCCTTATTCAATCACATCACCTTCAACGGGTTCAGTAGGAACCGCATCAAGTGCCGTTTGCACCTGTGCCAGTTCATCCGCTGCCGGGTCGGGAAGCTTGCCTTTGATTTCTTCATAGTCGATATCAAACTGCAAGCACACCTGCCGCATAAAGGTTTCGTTGTCGAAGTCCTCTTGCACAGCCTTCAACGTATTGATTTCCGCTTGCCGTCTCTGTGCTTCTGACAACTCAATCTGAGCATTTTCAAGGGCATTGGTAGGCACAACACGTTCGAAGTCAAAGTACACATCGGATTGCCTGTAATCCGTTTTATTCTGCTTGTTGATATCATCAAGCACCAGTTTCAGCAACTTACGAATAAACTGCTTCAGCCGGATTTCCAGCTTGTTCGTTTTCATATCAAGCAGAGAATAAGCGGATTTGATGGCAATGTTCGTGGTTGCGCTGGTATCCTTCAGGCCGTAGGTATTCAGGCCCATACCAAAACGATAGATATTCTGTTCGTCAAGCTCCATTTTGGCTTTTCTGGCTTCCACAGGGATATCTACCGTCTTTACATCCACGCCGCCTTCCTCAGTCGTGCCAATCATCTTTTTAGCCCGGATGTTCAGCGCAACTTTATCAAGATTGTCATCTTCATAGCCACGAATAACATACAGGGCTTCGCTTGTGTCGTTGATGTTGTTGGACAGGCCGCAGTTCATCAGGTCATAATCATCAATCAAGTCTTTCAGCGGCCACAAGCCACTTCGTTGACAGCGGTTATTGTCCAGCCGGAAGAAGGGAATCATGCCAAAACCGTCACCGAAGGTCTTTTTGCCCTTGCTGTAGATGGTATGCGGCCTTGGGTTGATCTTCTGTGATTCATCCGGCACGATTTCGCCATCATCAATTTGGCAATAAAAATAGGTCTGGGTTTTGTCCCAAACCTCAATGCGCCGGATTTCTTTACTGCCATTCTCGATGTGGTCTACATACCAATGAATGAGATAATCACAATGGTCTTGTGTTGCGTTTTCCCTTACCTCAACAACACTTGCACTATCAGCACGTTGGAAGGAAATCTTGCCGTCATCGTCCCTGTATGCGTAGGTGTAAGCAAAACCTTTGACAACCGTATCTGTAAGGATTTCGTACAACTCAGCAACAAAATCTTCGTTCTCGTTGAAATACTCATCCAGATACTTTTGCAGTTTCGGGTCATCGGATTTAACAAAAGCACAGTCACCAGAAAGAATGTACTGTACTTCCTGATCCGCAATCTCCGTGAAAAATGGGTGGGAAATCCGGGTGTTGCTTTTCAGTCTATCCTCAATCAGCTTATCTTCGTTGTTCATGAAGAAGATTTTGTAATCAAGGATATCATGCTTTCCGTCATAATACCTTTGGCCTGTCTCGGCCTGTTTCTTTCGCTCGCTGGCTTTGTCGTTTTCAATTAACGTTCTGATTTCATCAGTTGTGAGCATTGTATATCACCGCCCAGCCGCCGCAGCAACGGCCATAACCCAAGCCCCAACAACCATTGAGACCGGAATTATCCATACTAAGTGCAAAGGGTTCATTTTATCACCTCATTGTTAACTGCCCGTAATCCCGTATTTGGCAAGGATAGCGGAGCAGGTTTCATCCTTCAAAAGTTGTTTTACCTGACCGGGAGGAAGGGCAGAAAGCAGGGTCATCAAATCTCTTGCTTTTTCTGCGTCTTCTGCACGTTCCCTGTTGAATTTGATAATCTTTTCCCTCAGTTCAGGTTTCATTCAACCACCCCCCGACAGGATCATTTGCAAGGCTTCTTCAAGGTCGGACAACCGCTGTTCTTGCGTTGGCTTGTTCTTTTCCGCTTCGATTGCTTCCAGTTCTTCTGGGGTGTAAGGCGTGTAAATATACACACGGATTTCCTCATCCCACGCATCCTTACCCGGTATACCCTCCCGCTCAATGATTTTTCGGCGGGAAACGCCACCGTTTGGGTAGTGAGTTTCTTCCCAATGACTGATTTCTTCAACAGGCGGTATTGCTTCGTGATGTTTGGTTCTTGTCGATGGGTTCAGTTGACCAAAAGACAAGTCATATTCAGTCAGCAAATTTCCGCTTTCATCGTATACTTGCATGGTGTTCCCTCCTTACGCTGTACGCTTCCAAAGATTGACTGCCACATAAGGCGGCATGTTGTTGTGTGGCTGTGAGCCGCCCGCAACAGATGACCACAAATCGTAAGCACCATTGCTTCCATCCGCTTCCGAAAGTGGAACAACTTTTGTAGGTATGCTTCCACCATTACGAAAAGTCAGCCTGTAATTTGAATCAGCGTTAACCATTGTTTGTTCGTGTACGTGGCGTGGCATTTCCTCTTTTGTTAACACGTGCGTTTCTGCACCGCCCGTGCTGCCCAGCGGATGACTGCCGCCTGACTGGATTATTGTTTGCCCCTCGGCCAGCAATTCCCATGTACCACCCCAAATAGCAGCGGGTTCTATCGTGTTTGCAAACGGCACGATAATCCCTACCGGATAAAGGGTGTTGAGGATTTCGCTGGTTGCTAATGCGTTGTTGATTTTGGGCTTTATTTTTCCCCAGAAGTATGCAAGGCCATTGTTGTCTAAATAGCCCATTATACCGCCCCTTTCTTACGATGCTGTAATAGTGTCGATTTCGCTATTTGTGATAGCGTCAATAGAAAAGATTTCGCCCAGCGCGTCCCATTCAGTACCAGTCCATACGTAGTTCATGCCGGACGCTTCCACGTTGTACACATCACCCACATCATTTCCCGTAGTAGGCAATGCGCTGGTGGTGGCTTTGCTACCCTTGTACTTGTACAGGCCTGTGATATCGGTTTTCAGGGCGTAATCACTCGCTGCCCCGAAAGCGTCCAGCTTGGCCTTATCGGCTTTAGCCATAAGGCCATCTTTGCTCGATGTGGCCGCGATGTACGTTGTGTTCTTGAAATACGGGACACCATCTATAATAGGCGTTGGCGTGTACCCACTTGTGCTGGTAACTGTGCTGGTGGTTTTCACGCCGCCAAGCGTGCTTCCAGCAGCGGTAGGCAGGGTATAGTTGTTCGCACCATCTTCAATTCCGGCCAGCTTATTCTTTTCGTCAGTGGTGTAATCGTTGGTGGACAGCCCTTTGCCGCTTACCTTGTCCACTTTCTTGTCAATCGCAGCCTTGACCACATTGTTTTGTACGGGATTGACGCTGGTGCTGCTCAATGCGCTGTCAATGGTGGTTGCATCCGGCACATCGGATTTGGTAATATACCCGCTGTCGTTGGTCAATTGGCTGGTTTTGGTGGGTACGCTGCCCGTTACAAGGTTCTTCACCTTCTGCCAAAAATACAAAAGGCCGTTTTGGTCAAGAAATTTGCTCATTTCAGCAATTCCTCCAATTCTTCGTTAGTCAGCCGTTCAATGGCTGTATAAATAGTGACATCCTCGCTGCCATCAAACAGCGTTTCGCCCGTGGCTTCCCCGCCCAAGGCTATTGCCCGTGGTGTTTTCAAGCGTTTGGCTGTTTCTGCGCTCCCACCACCGCCGCCCGGTTGCAAGCCGATGCCAAGGCTGTTGTTTTCCTGTTCAAGCGATAATCCAATGCTTTTACCATACGACAAAGCGATATTGATTTTAGGCATTGTTTACCACCTCTAAAATTTCGAAGGTTTGCGGCTTGATAGGCGTGTTCTTTTCGCCATCCTTGACCAAGCACACATCCCACCTGTACCGTTTTGGTGCAATGTCGGTATCCTCCCGGTCAAAGGTGACAACAGCATGGGCATCCTCAACCGTTACGCGCTTCACGATCAGCGGGGCGTGCTCATGCAGGCAACAGCCCTTGACGGTAAATACCAGTTCATGGCCGTCTGCTTCATTAGACGAAAAAACCAGCGTTACGCTGGCTGAATCACCCCGGGGGATAGCGATTGTCATTCCATCAATATAGATCATCTGTCATCACTCCCCCATAATGGTATCAATTTCGGTTTCTGTGATGGTGGATACGCCTGCGGATGAGATAACACCCTGATCCTCCCACCGTGTGCCCGTCCAGCGGTAAACGTTATAGGGTGCTTCTGTGCCTACGTTGTATTGGTCACCAACAGCGGGGCTTGTGATTGCTGCCGCCAACTGCTCAGGCGTTGCGTATGCATTGCCAATGATGGTATACGGCCTGCCTTGGTCGCCCTTATCCCCTTTATCACCTGTTACAAGGCCAAAGGTCAGATGCAGATGACCATCCACTTCGCTTTTGGCTGCCGTGGGAGTGCTGCCCGGGGGAAGCTTTTCAGCGGATACCGTTGCATCCTTGATGTAATCGGCTGCATTGTTTGCTGCCGTGGTTGCTGTGTTGGCTTTGGATGCCGCACTATTGGCAGATGCAGCAGCGTTATTTGCAGCCGTGGTGGCGTTTCTGGTATCGGTTTCGGCCTGCTCCATGCTACCAATCAGGGCAAGGATTTCATTAACGCCGTAAATGATCCGCTGGCCGTCCGTTATGTTTTCCGTGGTCGTGCGCCCAATCGTACCGTCAAAGATGGCAAGGGTATTTTCCTGCTTACTGACAGCCGTTTTGATGGTAAGAGTAAAAGCACCATCATAAACATAGCCGCTTTTTGGTACGGTAACACAGGCCATGTTGTCCTCAACCCTGCCCGTAATCCTCAACGTTTCATCGTTGGGCATAATCAGATAGCCAATAACCGTACAGCCTGACAAGGTTACCGGGCTTCCGTCATCCTTGACGATCACATAAAACGTGTTTGCCTTATCGTCACCAGAACCCATCACCAAGCCAACTTCTTTTCTGCGTATCGGCTGGGATAGGTCTATCTCCATGCGTTGTCGTTTGTAGTTCTCCAATTGTTTCACCCCTTTGTTATACCATCCATTCCTTAACTTTGCGCCATCCCTCAACGCCATAGCGCAAAGCCGCCATAGCGTCATCCTGAAAAGGCACAGGCTCATCAAGATAAACGCCCGTTTTTTCGTCCTTTTTCCATTTCCATTGCTGAAGTTCCTTAATGGTGTTTACGCAATGAGGATGGACATAGATTTTTCGCTTGATGGTTTTGCCTTTTGCGACAACACCCTTCAGCCAGTCAATCTGTGCTTTGACAGAACCAGCAGAACCGCCCTTGTCAACGCCTTTAGCCTTATATCCGGCCTTTTGCCACATTTTGATTCTGTCTGGTTCTGCGGAATCACACCACATCCTTCTGTTTTTGGGGATGTTTTCAGCAAGTGGGATGATCTCCGCTGTTTCTTTTTCAAAAACATAGACTTCATCAAGGATATATATATTATCATCCCTGATCCCCAGCAGAAGAATAGCGTTGGCATGGTTGAAACCAAAGTCCTGACCAATGGCGATATCATCATAATCGTTGAAGTTTTGGGAAATCTCTTTGACTTCCCAGTTGCGAAGAATCAACCCGCCAATTTCGCCCCACTCGCCAAGGCCATAGATTTGATAACCTTCTGGGTCAACCTGTTTCCTTCGCTCCATACGCGCCCTGTATGCGTCATCTATGAAACGATTCATCAGATAGGTGCTGTGGTGTGTCAGTACGTTTGGATCAGGAATATCAAAAAAGACTTTCTTTATCCAATGGCTACTTGACACCGGATTGAAAGTCATTCTGATTTGATAAAATTGGCCTTCTGGAAGCTCACCACGTAAGCGGTCATCTATGATTTCAACATCTGCTTGCGTGAACTCTGTTGCTTCTTCAAGCCATACATCGGTTAATTTGCCCTTTTGGAATGTGATGGACTTCAGCTTTTCGCGCTGTTTATCATCATTCATCCCACGGAATATAATTTGATTCCCGTTTGCCTTGCAGGTTAGCTTCAACGGGGACATGTTAATCTGCCAGTACTGTTCGGCCTTATCACCGAACATCCTGTAAATAGCACCCGTAAGCTCTGCAAAGGTGCTGTCACGGTTGGTTATATCCGACTTGCGAAGGGCAACAAGGTTTCGTCCTTTGTCCCTCATTAGCCGTAGAATATAGTTTTGAGCCGTGTCCACGCTCTTGCCTGACCCTGCACTACCCTTCATGACAATATAGCGTTTCTGGCTCATGTTTACGGCCTTAAAGACGGGGTTGGCTTTGACAGTTATATTCACAAAGCATCAGCATCCCTAAAAGCATCCAGCAGTTTCGGAAACTGAATTGCGATCCAATCAATCATTTCTTCGTTTCCACTCCATGCATCATCGAAAACAACTGCATTCACGCACAACCCTGATTCATACAGAAAGGCGTGGATGATTTCATGACGAATCACTTTCTTTGCATATGCTTCAAGGTCGGCTTTAGAATGGGTTTCAGGCTTGGCATCAACAATAACAATCAGTTTGATTGATGTATCACAGTACCCGTCACATGTTTCAAGGTTTTTATCGTTATCAATCAACCTTCGTTCAATCGTGTATTTTGTCCCCAGCACATTTATCTTGTTCATGCTTCCTCCCCATAATCAACCGTGATGTTCAGTTCCATATCCAGCACTTCATTGACGGTATCTTTGTAAAGCCCATACCGCTTGCCAAGGAGTTCCGCAGCCTTCAGCCGTTCCTTCTCATCCGGGGCTTTCTGCATCTCTCTGGCCTGTGACATATAATCGCCAGTATTTTCAATGACAACCACACTTGACCGGGATTCGCCACGCAAAACCTCTGTCAAATATTTCAACACTTCATCCTGATCGGCTATCAACTGGGATTCCTTTTCGGCCATGCGGTCATCAATGTATTTTTTTATGTTGGGTTTTGCCAAGTTTTCACTTGCTATATTTCTTGCATTCTTTTCAGAATATCCAGCTCTGATTGCGGCCTGAGTGGCGTTCAGGTCGATTAGATATTCATCACAAAAACGCTGTTGCTTTGCTGTCAACGCCACAATCATCACCTTCTTTCATTGGCGTTAATTCCTTCTGCGGGAAGTCCTTGTGTTAATCCTGTTCATTCTGGCTGTTCTTCTATAAGCTGCATTACCCCAAGGAATACCCATGCCAAGTTCATAGTCCGGCTTACTGTCCAATTCTTTGGCGAATGCTTCCCGCTTTTTCTTCATCTCTGAAGGAGTAACAAGCGTTACACTTGCGCCGTTGTTTATTGCTCTTTTGGCTATTTCTTTCCCGCTGATGGGGAAAGGCTCTGGGTTCGCACCCAAATCCCTACTGACATACGTTGTACCGCCAAACTCTTGCACGATGTAATTTATCTTTGCGCCATCTTTCGCGGTAACGTTTATCCCATATTCCTTGCTGCCAAAACCTGAGATTCTGGCAGATAAACTATTGCCACCTATGCCACTGCTTCCACCTCTACCGCCCAACATTGTCACCCTCTCTTAAACTCACCGCTTCAACCTCCCTTTTTTGATTAAACGTTCAGTCTTTTGCGGCTTGTTTTTGAGTATCAGACCATCTTTATATATCGAACCAGTAACCACCGTTGTTCTCTCAATAACATCTGCCTTTTCTGGTGAAATCATCTTCCCGCCTTTTTCTCTGGCGTATCTTTGCGTTTCCGTATAACTAAAACCAATGGAACCATCTTTGTTTTTGGAGAATACAACAGGCGAAGTTACAAAACGGTTATTTGCCAAGGCACGCTTTATGTTTGACATTTTTTGTTCTTGTTGCGCTGTCCCTGATAACAAACCACTTGCGCTTCCTCTACCACCCATGCATTTTCACCGCCCGGAACTTATCACAGAAGGCTTTCACCTGTACAATGTTTGCCTTGCATTCTGGTGGTACATTGCCATAAAAAACAACCGTTTCCGGCTGCAATCTGTCTATCATTTCATGCCAGCCAGCCAAAAACAGGCGTTTTGTTTCAGGTCTGGCCTGTGTGCCAACGCTTGAAACAGCAACGGTTGCGCCCTTTGGTGTGCCATCAAAGCACCAGTTGAATGAATCGCTATCGCTCCATGCTATGGTTGGAATCACGTTAAGCCCTAATGACTGCCAGTAAGCCCCTAACCAATGCTTCCTGTAATGGTTATATATCTGGATTGCTTTCGGCCAATCGGTATACAGGCTGAAATCTGGTGTCATCACCACTTGAAAGTCAGAAAGCAAATTCACGTATTGCTCAGGGCTTCGCCACACTCTTTCAAATTGGTAATCGTCAACAAAGAAGTGAAGCCCCTTGTTTGCCTTGTCCTTTGCTGATCTGGCAAAATTGAACCCTATAAATTCACACGGGGCAAACTTACAAGGTTCTAAAACAGGGCATATGATAATCGCCCTCAGTTTCAAACTGTGCAACATTCAGGTTTTCGCAAAAACGCTTGCTTCTGTAGTTTTGAGCCATGTTATCACCCCTGTTGTTGATATTGTTGCCCACCCAGCCCCCACCCTGCCGGAGGAATCCCGCCCACTAAAAATGTGTGCTCGTCCACTTATTGGAGCATCCAACGGGATTCGAACCCGCCCCGCCAGTTTGGAGGACTGGCACGCTGCCGCTACGCTATGGATGCATAAGAAAAGCCTAACGGGTTTCCCTGTCAGGCTCTGGCACGGAAGGAACGGTTTGCACGCTCATCTTGCGGTTTTGGAGACTGCTGCTTTGCCTTAAGCTACTTCCGTATAGGGTGGGCAGTAGGTTGCCCGAACCGCGCATCTGTCTTTTGGTTTCCTCTAAGCAAGCAAGTGCCGTTGCTTGTTCGTGTGGTAGAGACGGCTTTTGCTATTCAACTACCATTTGGCACATCCTTTTACGGGATAGAAAAAGCCCAACGGGGGAATAGGTGGCCCCGTCAGGCTTCTGGTCTTTGACCAGTATAATCATATCACAGGTTTATGGTCAAAGGCGGTACAACTTGGTCTATTTCGGTACAATTTGGTCAAAACGGGTACAATCAGGGCCAGTTTACGACACCTTTTCCCGTTCCCTTGCATCAAGAATGCGTTGAACATGTGCCAAGGCCACGCCATGCATTGTTTTGACCCATGAATAGCTTTGGTCAATCAACCCACCAACGTTTTTCAGGGGAACGTACTGCACATAAACCTTATGCAGCAAATCGTATTCCTTGACTTCCAGCATTTCTATTGTGCTGATAATCTCCTGCCGCTGATCCACGAACCTATCAATGCAGGCGTTGATTTCAGATTCCAGTTCTATGTACCTGCATACGGCATCAGCCATTTTCTGAGGATTGCCGGAGAACTGCACCCTTTCCCCGCCAAGCGGGGCTGTAGTAGTCGTGGCAATGCATTTCCAGCGTTCCTTCTCAGCCAGTTTGTTTTCAATCAGCTTGTCCAGCTTCTGAAGCTTTTGCAGATAGTCCTTTGCTTTCAATATGTCATCCCTCCTTTAGAAGTTCTGGGTTGTCGTGGATGTTGCCGATGACTTCGCAAGTATGCCGCTCATAGGCAACGGGGCAATTGATCCCGACAAAAAATTGACCAAACACAAATTTTACTTCATACGATTTACCCAAGCGGGGAACAAACACAATGTCCCCTTCAAAAATCCGCTTGCCGTTTTTGTCGGTCAGACCTGTATACTGCCCTACGCTTTCGGGATATACTGGTACATGATGAAAATGCCCTTCTTCTGCATCCTGCGCAGGGATGATAGAATGCAGCAAAGGCCAACGGCCAAAGCACGATTTTTCGTACCATCCTTCGACCCAATTACCTGTATGAACATCCTTTCCCCTGAATAAGATTTCACGCATGGTTATTTCTCCTTCGCATCTGAAATTGTTACCCCTCGTGCTACAAGCCATTTTGCAGCGTCCAACTTTTGCGTTTCATCTATAAACCATATTGGGCAAGCGCTTTCTGACAGTAGGTAGTAGAACTTTTCTATTTCTGCCCATTCCCCGCTGAAATGGCTCATGCATTATCCTCCTTCGGCGGTTCGGGCATGGTCATACACATATCAACCACCATAGAATATCCAGCGTGCATTACGAAAAATTGCTTTTTCCTCTTTCGCAACTCTTTGAATCCAATTAATTTGAGCTTTTCAATATTCTTTTTGTTTCCTGCCACATCAAGCGTAATGCCAACAGAAGTGACAAAGTTTGTGCCACATTCAAGACGGAAGTGGCGTAATTGCAAACCGGGGCAGACGGCTTCGACCATCCTTTGTAATTCGTCAATATCTGCTTGGTTGTCATAAGGGGTAAATATTATCATTTCTGCACCTCCATCTTGGCTCCGCAGAACGGGCAAAACACAATCATGGGTCTAATCTTTTTATAGACCTTCAACCCATTCCGGCAGTCGCTACAAACGCCACCATCTTGGTTTTCGATCCAATGGGCATGCCTTACAGACTCGCAGTCAAGGGTTGGAGTCATTGATTCTTCTCTCAATATCCCAGCGAAACAACTTGCAAGCGCAGCAGATACGTATTCCCCTTCGGCTATATACTGTCCCCTTGCAATTTCAAGGGTTTCAGATAGTTCATTCGCATCAATCGGCCTTACGTTTTCCATAGTCACCCCTCCTGTCTTGGTGCGCCGCAGCTTTCACAGCGGTTTCCCGTGATAGTCGATCCACAATATCTGCATGTTGATGTGGGCAAATAGTCCCTTGAAGCGGTCAGCGTAATGGAATCGGCAGAAATGTGTATGCCCGTGGTCACACGTTCTCTGTTCATCAAATCCACAACCGCATCATTGGCCGCTTTTTCTGCGCGTTCAAAAATGAATGGTTTCATCACATCCCGCCACCCTTCGCCACAATATCGTCATAGATTGCAACCACCTCAGCGTTTGTAGTTTCCATCAATTTCGCCATATGCCCGATTGAAAGCGTCCCCGCATATCTGGCAATGAAGCCGCGCTTTCCAATCTGTTGCAGTTCAACCTTCTGCCGTGTTTCGGATGTATGGCCGCTTGTCTCGACAATCGGGCAGGGGTGATCCTCTTGGATTTTCCACCGCCATTGTTTGCCGAACTGTACCTTTTCGGCCTTGACCTTTCCTTGCCTTATCCATTGCGCAACCCGAAACGTTGTTACACCCCATCTTCTTGCCGCTTGATAGGCCGTCATTGTGCATCCCCCACATCCTCAATTTGCAGCTTGGCAAGCTCAATAGCCAGCGCGTAGGTTTTCGCGTGCTTGCTATCTCCGTGGGTTTGCTTCACCTTTTCCGCAAAAGCGACAATAGAGCCACGGAAACACCCGCAGGAAACAAAAATTTGCTTATCCTTCGTGCGGAAGAAAGTTGTAAAGCCATCACGGGAGCCAATCGCGCCAAGCTGGAAAAGGTGTGTGGGCTTCATTACCCACGCATTACCGTATACCCGCGCATCACCGTATACCCGCGCATTACCGTATACCTGCGCATTACCGTATACCCGCGCATTACCGTATACCTGCGCATTACCGTATACCCGCGCATTACCGTATACCTGCGCATTACCGTATACCTGCGCATTACCGGATACCCACGCATTACTTTCCTGATCCAGATTAGCTTCCTTTTCAATCCAGCCGCCGAGTTCGCCAACCTCTACATTATCAAAAGCAACCAACGCACGAATGCGGTACAGGGTCTTTCCAAACCAAACCTTTGTTTCCGTGGTGAGTTCGTATTTCTTCATCCCTTTGTACTCCTTACACATTGTTGATACTGGTGACACCCCTACCGCCTGCATGGCTGTATTCGTGCCGCATAAGGCCGCTAACCCGGTACGCTTCGGTTTCCTCATCCACTTGGGCAAGCAGCTTGTCGAAAGCAGCCTGTCCAAGTCGCTCCCTTACAAGGCCTTTGAGGATGTCAAACCGCATCCGGGATACCTGCTGATCCGCAATCTTGCGGTAGGACTTCAGTTCTGCAAACTCCTTTTGCTTGGTAGCCAACGCCAGCTTTGCACGCCTCCACCAGTCTGTGCGCCGTCTCTGTTCGTCATAGGGAAGAAGGTTATGCTGTGCCAGTTGCAGTTGGATGTCCCGGATTTCATTTCCCAGCCGGGTAATGTTTCGATCCAGATAGCCGTTGTCATACTGGAATTCGTGATGGCATTTCGGGCATGTTAATTGATATTTCAATAGGTTGTACCTCCGATCCGTCTTGAATTGAGCTGTTTTCTGATTGCTTCAACCTGAGCTTTGGCCTTTCTGTAGCCTTCGCCCGTGTCGGGTGCTTCCGGCTTCTTTTCCGTTTCGATGGATGGCAAGGCTGCTTGTGGCTTCTTCTGTTCACCCGGCAGCTTTAACGCATCACCAAGCAGCCCGAACACCTCACGCACGGCGGGAGGAAGCTTTTGCATCTCCCGAACATGTCCAGCGCGTGCTTTGTACCCTCTCATGAAGTTGCTGGCTACCACCGTGTTCAGCGTGTCGCTATCCATGATTGCCCATTCCCTCAGCGTAGCCGCACTACCAACACAACGCTGGATTTCCTCTGGTAGGGCTGCAAATTCCTTTTCGCTGTTGTAGATGCTGTTTCGGGTTGCCTTCTGGACAAGCCCCCACGCTTCTGTTTCGGTCATTTCCCCTTCTGGCTGCTGCAACCTGCCAAGCAGCGCACGAAGCGCACCGGGAGCCGGGGGAAAGCCCTTTTCATCAGTTGAGACGAATGCAAAGAAGGCCGCTTCCACTTCCCTATAGGATTCGTTGGCAAAGACTTTTTGCCAGATCGTTACTGTGCTTGGCACGTTCCTGCCGTCCAGAAAGCGTGGGTACACCTCAGCAATAACTGCTATGAGTTTTCCCGTTTCCACTTCTGTCATGTTGCGCCCCTCCTTTCAAGTTCTCTCACATAATCAAGTGCTGGATTGCTGTACGGTTTGGGTTGTACTGGCCGTGCGTTACCTGTTGGCCTGTTCTCGCTTTTTTCCCAAGTACGTACAGCAGCTTTCCAGTCCTTCATTTTGTTTTTCCCAACCATCCAACCCTTGGCAGAGTAGAAGTCCACAAATGCTTCGGGGTTGACACGGTTTCCACGTTCGTTACAATAGGCTTGTACTTCTTCAACCGTTGGGGGAACAAATCGGGTTACTGTTTTTTTACTGGGCGATTCGTCAGAATTGCCCCTATTATTTATTACATTACCAGTAACATTAACATTACCATTAACAGTAACAGTATCATTATCAGGTTTTTTTGCTTCCGTTTGGTTTTCAGAAAAACCATTTGCTTTTTTTGCTTCGGTTTGGTTTTCCTCGTTATCTTTTGGTTTTGGTGGCCTGCCGCCTTGCCTTCCGGCTTCTCTGCGCTTCCTGCACGTTTCGGCATACTTTTCTATATCCCGGTCAAGTTGTGCCCGGATGAAGGAGAAGGCCATCAGGGGCATTGCTTCAAGCTGTGGTTCTGCTCCGCTTTCCACATATTCAAAGATAGCCATCAGCAACCGCCCCTGATCCTCAGACGAAAGCAAAGAGAAATGGTTCTTGTAGTCGCAGTAGAGGACGAAGCTTTTCTTTTCAGCCACCTGACCCACTTCCCATGTAATAGCGTTTCACCCGGCAGGTTTCCCCGTACTTGTTTGTTACCTTTACCATTTGGCCTTCGATGGGATGGCCCTTTCTGCGCAGGTCAGAAATACGGGATGCAAGGCGCATAACGGAACAGGCATTCAAGGCTTCAAGCTGTGTTATGCTGCCATACCGTTCCATGTAGTCCAGAATCCGTTGGTTCTGTGTAAGGTTGCTGTGCTGCATCATACATCCCCTTCCTGCCTGTTCTGGCTTCTTTCGCTGTCAAAGCCATACGGGTATCTGGCTTTCAGCTTTTCAATGTTCATCGTTGCGATTTCTTCCAGCGTGTAGCCCAGTCCCTTGGCAAGCTCCGCAACGTACCAAAGCACATCCCCCAGTTCCTTTGCCATGTGTTCGTAATCCAGCACATGGCCTTGATAAACCGCCTTCTTCCAGATATCCGCACATTCTCCCGTTTCCCCGCAAAGGCCCAACAGGCCGTTACCGATTTTCGCGCTGGGAGCCTTCGTGTTGCTGGTACGCTGTGCCAATTCCTGATATTCATTCAAAGACATTTCCATTTGTCATGCCTCCTGTATTCTGATCCCGTGTACCCACAGCATCAATTTTCTTTTGATGATATAATCCGTTGTGCGGTATCCCTTTGTATCCTCAACAACCGTTTCCCCTGCCTTGTTCTTGTATACAAAGTCCGCAATGTAGGCGCATTCCTGTTCCAATACTCTGCGTCCGTTTTTCAACCGTTTCCCGGTCTTGGTGGAATACCGTTCGTATTCCTCATGTTGGGCAGGAATCAGCACGTACTTAACCTGCCTTTGCAGGTCTGTGACCTCCCCTGCCCTTTCGAGCAGGGAGAGTTCACAAAACCGCCTGTATTCCTTTCGGCTGTCAAACACTTCACCGTCAACCGTAATCTTACGGCTGTGATACTTGGTTTGCTTCATACGTGATATCACCCCCGTAAACGTGGATGTAATCCATGCACACCCATCCCAGCGGGTCACCGTAATCATCCGGGTTAGATACCAACGCCCAGCCGTCCAGCGTATCAACCACGACAACATCCCGGCCATCTGACAGGAAACCGACAATCTCACCGTCAATGGGAGCCGTGCGAACGTTCAGCACCCCATTGCGGTTTTGCAGCGTTACAAAGGCCGTGTTGGCCGTTGTAGCCTGAGCATCAGGCACTGACATAAGAACCAGCAGCGTAACCCACAACACCAGCAGAATAGCCAGAAGCGTCAATAACCGCTTGTTATCCATCATGCATCCCTCCCCGGCTTGTAGCCTTCAAGGACAACGTATTCATAAGCAAAAGCGCAAGAGCCGCCGCAAGAAAGAACAGCGTTGCCAATGCTTGTTAATCCCGTTACTTGCAGGATATCGCCTTGCTTGTAAAGTTCTTGCGACCAACCATGCTTGTTCACGATCTTCACCCACTCGCCAACATTTGCGGGTCGATTCACTTCCCGCACCTTCTGCTTGGTGGGCTGCTCGTGGGTGAGCTGTTCAAGTAATACTATACAGCCGTAACCCGGTTTCGCTTTTCCTTCGCTGTCGTGAGAGTATACGCGCTCGTCAAGCTCCAACCAGACCCAGTCTTTTTCGTCTACAAAACTAAAACCGACAATTCTTCCATGTTTTCCGTGTGCAAGCATCGCATTGCCATTTTTGCAATCAATAACCACCCTATCCCCGACTTTGAAACCGCGAAAACTCCGTTCCTTCTCCGGCTTTTCTTGCTTCGCCCACAGGCGGTCAAATGCGGTCTGTGCGCCAATGCGCCAGTTGGCCTTATCGGCGGGGTTGCGCTTTGCCGTGGTGGTCTTTACTTCCTTACCATTGACAAGCATCTTGGCCGTGGTGGTATCGCCGTCAGACGTGATTACGATCATACGGCGGATCGGGAAAGAAAGCTCAGAAAAGTTGACAACATCATCGGTAAAGGTCGGTTTCGAATCACTGTGACCCAAACAGCAGTTTCTCGGCATATTCGGGTTAATTGACAAAACATCGTATCTCGGGAAAAACTCATCAGCACGGGCACCGGTAATCCAGAAAATACTATTTTCTTTGCAAACCTTCAGCAGCGTTGCCTTCTGCCTACTGGTTACGCACTTAACAGACACCTTACCAGCCAGAAAATCATCAATCGTGTACTTCTTCATGGTGCTACTTCCTTTCTTACTCCTTGTCCAGAACTTCCCCGGTATCAGCGTCAATTACTTCGGAAAACTCAGCGTCAATGACGGTTTCGCTTGGCACATCGTACATGTCGCTGGATACATCCTTCTTGATGCCCTCATCCTGTGCCACAGCCCGTACAAAGTCGGATTTCAGCGGCGCGTACTTCAGCACCCGCTTCAACACCGTCTTTTTCGCCATTTCCTCAAAGTTGGTTTTCCACGGGGAAAAGCTGCTGTTGTAGGCCTTGCTGTACTTGGCAGCGTGCTTCTTCACATCCTCCATGCTCATGACCTCAAAGCCGAAACCGCCGCTTTTGGTCTTGAATACTGCATAAACCTTGATAGGCTCGCCCCGGTCACTACTGGCAGGCTTGTGCGTCAACTTCGGTTCAAGGCCGTATTCGCAGGTGAATTCATCATTTTCATACACAACATGGGACTGGATGGATTCCACTTCCCCGGAACGGTAGGCCAGATCAATCAAGCCCTTGTAGCCAAGTTGGAACTGCGCTTCCAGTACGCCCTTGTTCGTGTAGGGCAGCACATAGGCCTGTCCAAGCGGGGTATTGACTTCAAGGCCAAGTTGTGCGCTGGTCATCATGGCCCCAAGGAAACTTGCAGGGGTGCAACTCCCCAGCTTCGGGTTAACCGAAAGCGCAGAAAGCACAATTCGGGTAAAGCGTTCGGGAGTGATGACAGAAGGGAGCGCCTTTTTGATTTCCCCCTCCATCGTCTTGATGTACTGCTGCATGGTTTTCTTCTCAGGCGCAGTTTTCGAAAGCTGGTTTTGAATCTTGCCTTCCATGTTTATTCCCCTTTCTGTTCTGTAACACGGAACATCCGTGTACTGGTTTTGTTGTAGTAGCCAGACAAATCAATGTCCGGGTGTTCCTGCGCAAAACGTTTGCTGTCAAACGTATGTCGGATGCTGGTTCCCCAAGATACCTTGAAGCCGTCACACTCTCCACGTTCCGCTTCAGCCATAAAGACTTTGACGGCATTGGCCGCTTCGTCCCGCTGCTGTTCAAGTTCCTTGATCTGCTCTTTAATGTGTAGGTATCGTGCCAGCTCTTCCCGGTAAACGTAGAGGTCAGCAACGGTTTCTTTGCTCTGCGGGTAAAGGGCGAGAACGGCTTTGCTGGTTGCTTCTGTGCCGTCTGCAACGGGCTGGGTATCCGTTTCAACCAACTTCCAGAAATCTTTTTCAGCACCCATCAGGGCTGCAATTTCATCTTCGTCACGGTCAAGCACAAACCACTTGAATTCCTTGTTGCCGATCAGAACAGCCAGATACCAGCGTTTCTTGCCCGTTACCGCCAGATAATGCACCATCTGTGCATAGTAGTTGGCCGGATACTCCCCGCCCTTGAACTTCTTCAGGTTCAGTTCAGAAGTGGTTTTGATTTCAAGCCCTGCATCCTCGCCAACAATTTCCCGGTCAATATTTGCGATTGCCCACGGATAATCGCTGTTGAAAATGCTCAGGTTACACTTGCGAACTTTCTTTCCCGTTTCCTGTGCAAACTTCTGTGCAACGAATTCTTCAAGGTACGTGCCTACCTCCGTTGCCAGATTGCCTTCAAAGCCCGGAAGCCTGCCCGTTTTCTCTGCCCACAGGGAGTATTGGGAGGAATAGGCGTTCAGGCCTACAACCGCCGCAGCGTCCGAACCGCCGATGTACTTACTGCGAAGCTCCTTCCATTCTTCGTGGTTGGCTGTCTTTACTTTGGTGATAGCCATACTTACTGCACCCTCCCCTGCCGCAGGTCTTTCGTGCGGATCACCTTGCCAGCAACAGAGGCCAGTTCCTGCCCCTTGTACTGCTCGTGTAGGTCAGCCATTGCGCCCAACACATCGTTGGTGTCCGATGCAACGTATTCCACATGGCCGTCCTTGAATTTCACAGTAAGTTCAACCATTTTCATTTCCTCCAATTCCAGTAGTTTTGCTCCTTTGGCGTGGTCTTCTGTTGCGGACTTGATCTGATTGGGTAGCCCACCGCACGTTGCCGGGTTCGTAGTTGCCGTTAACATCAATTCGGTCAATGGAATAGCCGTTCTCGTTGAAATGGGGCAATTTTGAAACGTAAGAGAGGAATGTGGTAAAATCGTTTTTCCATTCGGCGCAAACTGTTATTCCCCGCCCACCGTAATGCTTGTAGGCTGTTGCGTTCTTGTTTGTGCATCGTTGGATCATGTTTGCCCACGTTCTGTACGTTGCCGTGTGATATCCGTTATGCTTCGTCAACCTTTCAACGGTTTTTTCGTTTTTCAGGCAACCGCATGAGGTAGTCGAACCATTTCGGAGGTTTATACCTATCGCTTCAAATTCTTTGCCACATTCACATTGGCAAAGCCATTTCACATGTCTGCTTTTCGCTCTACCTGCTTCCCCGATTACAAGCAGTCGCCCAAACTTTTGTCCTGTTATGTCTCTGATTTTCCCAAGTAAGTCACTCCCTCCTAAGGTTGCAGCAGTCATCGGGGTTCCAGTTAACGCATTTTCTGAAGTAGTCATAGGCCACATCTTCATCTTCGCAAACAGAAACTTGGTCAAATCCTGTTATTTTTGAAAGATACTCAACCTTCTTTGCCAACGGCAGGTGTTGATAGCCTGCGTGCCTTACTGTGTATTCCGAATAATCAAGCGGCAACCACGCTTTGATCCAATGATTAACCCTTAGAAACTCAACAAGAATCTTGTTGCAACGGATGCTGTTTAAACGCTCGTAGTCAACGAACTGCGGAATGTAGGGCGAAAGCCTAACAGCAACATCGAATCCGGCATCATACAGCTTTTCAACGGCCTTTATCCTTCGTTCAACACTCACCGCCTTTTCGCATGGTGCAAATGTAATGCTGATTTGGATATGGGCTAAATCCTTTTGCAATACGCTCATACTTTCACAAATCAGGTCAGATTTAGTGACAATCAGGTAGCCGATGCCGTACTTGTTCAGCAGTTGGATTGTCTCAGCCGTGATATGCTCCCGTGCTTCCATAAGCTGAAAGCAATCTGTCATACCGCCCAGCCGGACGATTGTTCCGGGTTCCAGCTTGGCTATCTTGCGTTCGATCTTGTCCAGATCAGCCACCGCAGGTTCCTGCGGGTTCCATAAGCCCCTGAAGTTCAGCAGGCTTTTTGCGTAGCAGTACGCGCAATCGTGCTGGCATCCGCAGCCGTATGTATCCAGCCGGGCGTTGTACCTACATTTGCTGCCCTCGTTTCCTCCAACCTGCTTGTAAAAGCTCTTGTATTCCTTCATTTTTGACCCCTTTTCTTCTATTGAAATAGGGTCAGTTCGTGGCTATCATTCCGGGGTTAAAACGTTTCTACTTCAACCCTGAAATGCGCTTCCAAACAGTCAGCACATACAGGCTCATCGTTGATCCTGTAATAATGGTCATCCATCACAGGATGGTCACAGTAGCCACACACGGGAACTTCCGCTTCCAACCGTGCCAGCTCCGCTTCATACGCTTCATGATCCGCAACGGGATCATCTGTGTACCGAAAGCCCATTTACAACCCCCCATCTTCGGAATACGGAACCAATGCCGAAACGGCATACATGCCGCAGGTTCGTGCGTTCTTTGACTTTTCGCACGTTCTGGCCGTGACAACCATTTGCCCGTTGAAGTTGTAAGGGTCTGACATGCAAACCAACGGCTTCCACGGTTCCTTGTGCCACGCAATGGTTGCGCCACGTTTCACATCAAGCATTACTGCCGCCCTCCTTCTTTTGTTGCCTTCTCTTTTGCTCCACCTTTTGCATAAACTTCAGCGTTGCCGCCTTCAGGTTTTCCGGGTCAGGCGTTCCATGCATCCGCACGATTGCCCGGCCTATTTTGTATTCCGCTTGTACTGTGCTTTGCACGTTTACGCCCTCCTGTTTCATCCGTCCACTTCGGACAGAAGTTCTTCGATGTTGTCCAGCGTAAAACCGCTGGCTTCAAGCTCCTTGCCCTTGCGTTCCTCATAACGCAACTGGTTCATGTAGGCCCGCCGCTTGTTCATCAGCCGGGTGTGCTTTTCATACAGCCGTACATGTTCCGATTCCCTCAGACGCTTGATTTCATCTTCAATTTCTTCAAGCGTCCGCAGGCTTTTGCTCCGTGCCATTGGCATTCCCTCCAAATATTGAAAATTCTGATTTTTACCCCTATAATCTCAATGTGTTCTCAGCACAATTTGAAAAGATGGGTGATTGCTAATGGATGGTATCTACATGACCCGCCGTGAAAAATGGCTTTTATTCCTTATGCGCTTTAAGAAAAAGCACGTTCCAAAGGGTGATGTTTACACGCTCGTTTCCCACGGCTTGATTGCCCATACCTATTCAGGCCGAACGAATGCCATTGGCGAAGCCATACCAGACGCTGCTTTTTGCCTTACAGATAAGGCTGTCCGTTACCGTATCGCTAAACGGGAAGATCGATGGAAACGGATTATCACGCCAATTTTCGTATCCGTTGCTTCGTCCGTCATTACGGCTGCTGTAACAGCCATCGTTACCGTGCTACTTATGGAGAAATAGCCTGACAAACCACGGACAAAGCAATAGGGACGAAGCAACCGTTATGAGAATCGGAACGATAATTGAAAACACGATGTAGTCCCTTCGTTTTTTTCGTTCCCTCCATGCTTTGCGTTCTTCCGCTGTCATTGCTTCCCATGTTTCTCTGTTCATGTTGCGCTCCTTTCGGATTGCACTTAAAGTACAATCAATGCTTAAAAAAAATGATGTCGTTCACGCTCCAACCGTACAGCGAAGCAATCTTTTTCGACATTTCAATGTCAGGAATTGTCCTGTACTTCTCATAATTACAAAGCGTGTTTTTGCTGATACCAAGCCGCTTTGCAGCTTCTGTCTGGCTCATATCGGCATTCACCCTTGCAGCTTTCAACGTAATTGCCATAGGCTTTTCCCTCCTTTCGCGTTTGTACTTTAAGTACAACGCTATATTACAATAGCTTTTTTTAAATGTCAATACTAAAAGTACAATTATTTTGGCTTTTTTATTGATTTATTGTTCTTTAGGTGTATAATAAAGAAGGAAAGGAGGTGCAGAAAGGTGGAAAATAAAAATATCTTCGCCGAAAATCTTCAATATTACATGGATGAAAAAGGCGTAACAAGAAGAGAAGTAAGCGATGCATTAGGCGTGAGCTATTTCACATTTACATCATGGGTGAACGGGAAAAAGTATCCCCGTATGGATAAAGTCGAAATACTTGCTGAATACTTCGGTATCCAGAAATCCGATCTAATAGAAGAAAAGCTAACTGAGGAAAAAGAAAAGGACAACGACATGTTAGCGGATGTCATTGTCCGTATGAGAACCGATGAAGCTTTTCGCTCGTTGGTTGAGCGTCTATATGTATTGGATTCCACCAAGATTGAAGGCGTTAGCCGGATGCTACAGGCTTTTGATTAACAGCTTGTAAATCAGGTGAATCAAAGGAATGTCATTGCATGCATCCAGCATTTCAATGATTTTCGGGATTAGTTCATCTTTGCTCATGGGGCTTCTTCCTTTCTTACCGGGGGGTCATCAGACAAATGGGAACGAATGTTTGCATTTGTCTGAATACATTGTAACCAATAACAATTCTGAAAATCAATGGTAAATCTAACTAAAAATTGATTTTCAAAATTAGAATAGCAGGGATGTGCAGCACCACCCGAACATCCCTGCCGTCCCGGAATGATAGGCCAGTTTCTGACCCGTGAACAGAGTACCACTGTGCAACGTTGCACACAATAACAACGTTGTGCAACATCGTTTTTTCCAACACAGAGAATCGTTCTTTTTGACGGAAACAGCCCATATTTTATTATTGTATATTGTATTAAAGAAAGAGGATGAGCAATGAAATACGCTAAATGCCTAAACTGCAAGCACCTTGGCGAAGATTGTGACGGAGCTAATCTGTTGGTTATGGATACACCCGAACTGCGTGAATGGTGTGAGGAATTGCGCAAACTGCGCCCCGGCATGACCTATGACAAACTTTCAAGCATTACAGGCGTTTCAAAAACTGCCGTGTACAATTTCTTGCACGGCGCAGGAACCACGGAATGCAGGATTGATACCGCCCGCTTGATTGCAAAAACCCTCATAGGCGGCAATGTTGACGATAATCCTTGTGGCAATGTCACCAGCAGTGAACGGGCAGCGTATGAAGAAAAAATCCGGCAGCTTGAGTATGATATAGAGTGGTACAAGAAAGAAATTAGCCACTACGAATGCGAAAATTCCGATATGAACAGCCGTTACACATACAGTCGGGATTTCCTTTGTGGTCAAATCAAAGCCAAAAACAGAACCATTTTAGCCCTTGCAATATCTTTGGGCGTTTGTCTGTTGGCCATCATTGCAGCACTCATTATTGACAAGCTTGATCCCAGCATGGGCTTCTTCTGGCTTCGTAGCTGGCTTGGCACAGGTAACAACCCAATCAGATTTATAGGATTATAACTACTAAAGAAAAGAAGTGAGGAAATGACAGTATTTGAGAAACAAAGAATTATAGAAAACACAATTGCTTCTATGCATCCAAGCAATATGGATGTGTATGCTATCTATCTGAGGAAAAGCCGTTCAGATGATCCTAATGAAACCGTGGAAGAAACGGTTGAACGGCACAAAAAGATATTAACCAAACTTGCAGCCCAAAAGGGTTTGTATGTTGGTAAAATCTATCAGGAAGTGGTATCTGGTGAAACCATTGAAGCCAGACCGGAAATTCAGCAGCTTATCAAAGATTGCTATGCCGGGATGTACCGTGGAATCATCATTGTTGAGGTAACCCGCCTTTCCCGTGGTAGCCAAGGGGATGCACAAGTGATCCTCGACTGTTTGAAATATTCCAACCGCAACAAAGGCCTGCTGGTTGTAACGCCTACGAAAGTATATGACATTGCTCACAATTCAGATGACGAAGAATGCATGGAATTTGAGCTGTTCATGAGCCGCCGCGAATACAAAATGATAAATAAGCGTATGAACCGTGGCAAGGATCAATGCATAGTTGAAGGCGAGTTTATGGCATCTTATCGCCCATATGGCTGGGAAATCATCAGAGTTGGCAAAAAGCGCACCCTGACACCCCATGAAACAGAATACGAAATTGGCAAACTGATCTATAAACTGCGCCTTGAAGGGTACACACCATACAAAATCGCCAGACGCTTGACCGATATGGGCGTACCCACCTACACAGGCAAAAGCAAGGACTGGTCAAAGGAAACCGTAAAAGACTTCCTGCGGAACCCTGTCAACATGGGTAAAGTCCGCTGGAATGACCGTATGCAGGTAAAGGTAATGGCTGATGGAGGATTGAAAACCACCCGCCCACGCTCCAACCATACGGAACATTATATGCTATATGACGGCATCCACAAAGATTCCGCTATGGTCACAGAGGAAGAATGGCATCTTGCCAACAAGGGCTTCAAATCTGACAAAACAAAGGCGGCGTTGAAATTGACAAACGTGCTTGCAGGCCTGTTAACTTGTCAAAAATGTGGACGGATGATCCACTACCAAGCGTACAATACCAAAAAGACGGTATCACCACGCTTTTGCCATCCACCGGGATTGCATTGCAAAGTGAAATCTGCGCTTGCAGAAGATGTACTAAATGCCGTTGCTCACTCTTTGCGTATGTACATTGAAGATTTTGAATATAAGCTGGAAGGTATGCCATCCGTCAACGAAGATGCCGTTACCTTGCAGATTGAAGCCTTGCAAAAGGAAATGCGCAAGGTCAAACGCAAGCTGGATAAACTCTTTGACGATTACGAAGATGAAGTTTATACCGCAAATGAATTTGTCGAACGTAAGGCCAAGCACAATGAACGGCTTGCAGCCATTCAGGATCAGATAGCCGCCCTTGAAACGGCTATTCCTGAGAAAGAAGAATACCAAGATAAGATTATCCGTCTAACGGATGCTTTGAATGCCTTGGAGGATGACAGCCAAGACGCAGAAACCAAGAATGGCTATCTGAAAGATATTGTTGATAGAATCGAATTTAGCCGGGAAAACAACGAAGAATTTATTCTTGATGTTTTCTTGAAGTAAAGAACATTATCACAAGTCTATTTCAAGTGAAATGGGCGCGTGATCTGACCCGTAAATGTCCGTATCAATCCGGCATTCCTTTATACGGTCTGCCGCCCAATCGGACACCAGAAAATAATCAATGCGCCATCCAGCATTATTTGCCCTTGCATTGCGCATATAGCTCCACCATGAGTATTCGACCTTATCAGGATACAAATAGCGGTACGCATCCACAAATCCGCTGCCCAGCAGGCTTTGAAACGCTGCCCGTTCCTGATCTGTAAACCCTGCATTGTTTCGGTTAGCTTTCGGGTTCTTCAAGTCAATGTCGCTTGCTGCAACGTTTAGGTCACCGCAAATGATGATAGGTTTTCTTTTTGGCGTTGATATGTATGATGGGTGTGTTGTGTTTACATCACCATCATGATAGATACCGACCAAACCAAACTTAAAACGTTGTTATTATAACACCTTTTTCACAGATAACAAGGAGGAACCAAAAATGAGAGTAGTATGGAAAGACAGCAAACCAAAAAATTATAAGCCCGTGAAGTATCGTGACCATATGATATATGGTTCACCTGAAGGATGGACTACAACCATTCCGGGGGATGACAATTTGTACGCCAGCCATTATTGCGCACTCAACGCCATTGACAAGGCACTTGGTGGATATGGGCAGATGGGCAGCGCAAAGCGGAAATCATACGGTATCCAGATTGTTGGAAAGAAGGCTAAACAGGAAAAAGGCACGGCATAAAAAAGAAGCAGGGGATTCGCTCCCCTGCTTTTGCTTTCTATCAGCCCATTCTGCCCCAAGCGATCTTTGCGCCACGAAGGGTGTTGTAGGTCTTGTCGTGGAACTTCTGGCCCATACACTTGCAAACCAGCCGTGCAGTACCATCTTTTGCTACCGTGATAACGCCTGTGCAGCCGTAAGAACTTTTAAGATAAACCTTCATGGTCTTGCCTCCTTCTCCCGGGGATCGGCCGCCCCGGGTCGGCCTTTTTGTTATTACCAAATCTTGTGCATGTTGTAGTTGAAAATCTCGGTGAGTTGCCAATTGTCACTGTTTGGATATTCCTTCTTCATGCGCCGCCGTGCTGTTTCTTCGGAAATTGCACGGTAGGTCACCGTTGCACCCGTATCCGTGGTAAACTTAAATCCCTTGTAATGTTCGCCACGAACACCGCTTTTCTTCAGCCGTCCGGCACGAATGATGACCTTGATGGTGGGTTCACCGTGGGCATATCCACGGCTGTCCTCGTGGCGGTCAAAAGAATCAATAATGGTTTCGCAGTCGGAATAGTGTTCCTTGTATTGGCGGTAGGGCATTTCCCAAACATAATCGCCCTCGCCAATGCTGGCTTCTTGCGCCTTGACCTTTTCCTGCTTGATCTCATAGGCGGTCTTGGCGCGCTCCAACATCTTGAACTTGCAGCGGCTAACCACAGTCTGCTCGGTTTCCTTGTACACGCTGTGATCCTTAATCGTGGCAGTCAGCTCAACCACAGAACCCTCGGTCACAAATTCGCACTTGTCACCTTCAACGTATTCCACGAGTTTGGTGGACTTCCAGACGATGGTGTTACCTTCGGCATCCACGAAGTTGTGGATGTAATGGGTAGTGCCATAGTAGCTGAACTTGTAGTCCTTGTATTCAAAGGACTTCTTATAGGTTACCTTAACAGCAATGCGCTTGCCGATTTCGCCGATGTATGCCATACCATCTTTCCTCCTATATGAGTACATCAGGAATTATCATCCTTGCAAAGATAGTATAATCTATGAATGCATAGAACAAAATCGTCATACTGGGAAAGTTTGATACCATTTTTTCTATGTATTCATAGAACGTTTTGCGATATAATCAGGCAGGAGGTGGGAAACATGCCTACATACGAGCAAAACAGAAAGTCAGCAGAAAAATATCTTGCAAAGTTTAGAAACATCACATTCCGCATTCCGAAAGATTCTACCATCCGGCAAGATATCAAAAACCACGCACGCATAACTGGGGAAACAATGAATGATTTCATTCTCCGTGCCATACAGGAAACCATGTCAAGAGACGCAAAAAAAGCCGGGGAATAACTCCCCGGCCTTTCTTATAGAAACTTATAGATTCTCATAGAAACTTATAGAAAATTGTTGTCCTTCAGACACTTTTCGTAGGTTTCCATGATCCGCTTTGTGGTGATCCCGGTAACGTTGTTTCTAAATTCCGGGTGATGACTGCAATATTCTTCGTACTCCGTAATATCCAGCAGCACTTGGTTGAAATGCTCCTGACTGTGTTTCACATCGTGCAAGATTTCATCACCAAAGCGAAGAATGCGCACCCGTGCGGATTTGGCTTCGTGTTCCTCAGTACTCTTTTTGATGGTATGCACTTCCTGTTTGAGGTTCCCAACCTCTGCAATCACTTCTGCGTTGATAGCCCGTCCGATTGCCCGTGCAATCCATGTCCACGGGTTAATTTTGATTGGTGCAACTTGCAGCACAGTCATAGTTGCAAGCGTGCCAATAATCGCCGTAACAATAGCAGAAACAACCTTTTCCATGTCCCCTCATTCCTTTTCTTTTGATTTATACACCGATAACATACCGAAGCACGAAACGGTTATTGTTCAACGTGACCCCACTGTTTGTGAACGTTAATCCGTTATTGGTGTGACCTGTGATGCCGTCATCCTTTATGTACAGATATTTGGTTGCCACATATGCCCCATTGCTTGTTGACATCCAAAACACATTGCCTGTGCCCGGATAGTCTGCAATCAGGCTTTTGTGTACGAAATGGCTTGACCACGTTTGATTCCTTGCTGTTCCATCGCTAAATTCAGAAAACACAAGAACAATGCCGGACGGCTGCTTGCTTGCTGGCTCCGCAAACGTGATTTTGTGCGTTTCCGTCATGTAGTAGCCGCCTGTCCACAGGATTTTCCCGCCGCCGTTGTGTACTCTGTGCCACGATCCCCAAGCGTTTTGATAATAGCTTCGTTCGTAGATTTCCCCTTCGTCCTTTGACAGCTTGTGGGCGATTTGCAGTTTGCCCATGCCATCACCTTCGACCAGCACATACACACCACCCGTGGCGGTACTTGTCCACGGTTTGTTTATCAACGATGCACTGACAGCCGAATTTGGAATAGCATAGAAGCCCGGTTCAAGTAGGGTATCCAAGTCCTGCCCGGTTTGCAGGTAAATAGGCGAAGAAGGCGTTTCTGCATGGGAAAACACCGTTGGCAAAGCAAATTCCACGCCTTCTGTCAACTCCGACACCTTGCCAAAGGCCAAAGCCCGGCCTGACCTGTTGAAGTCCAGCAGGGTGAATGCCGTTGGTATCTCAAAGGTGCTTCTGACTGTGCCGAAAGAATCAGTCACAGACAAGCGAATGTCGAAGCTGTTATCAACGCCAAAAGCCCCGGATGCGCTGATGATGGTATCGTTCAATGCATAAACGCTGCCACTTGTCAAGGCTGTCCATGTGGTGGCCGTTTGCAGCTTGTATTCAATGGTATAGCTGGCTGCATTCTTGCTGCTCACGGGCGAAACGGAAAAGTTGACAGCAGCACTCAGGTATGTACCATCGTAGTTTTCGGTTCCGTCCGCAAGGCAACGGAAGCCCTGAAAGCTGATAATCCGGGGCGCAGTATAGGCAACCACAGTCCACGTTTTGTTGGTGGTCGCAGTCCTGCCCCGGCTGTCAGTCACCGTGATTTTTGCCGTTACAGTTCCGCTGCCTGTGATGGCTGATCCAGTAGGCGTTGCCCCGGAATAGCTCTTGCCCTCAAACTCTGTTTTATAGGTTTTGATGGTGGAGCCTAAAGCCCCGGATGCCGTGATAGTCCACTTGGGCTTCGACTTGCTTTGCACCATGTTTCCAAACGTGGCCTGATGGGTTGTCGTGTCGTTTACGGCTACACTACCGATGGTTGGCACAACGGATGCCGGAACCGTCAAGGTAAAATTTTTGCTTACCGCTGATCCTATCTTGGTATTGCCTGAATAGGTGGTGACAGTCACCTTTGCTGTGCCGCTGGTGGCGTTTGGAATGGCATTTAACCAGCTCGTTGGAATGGCATAGGATGTACTTGTCCCCACGCCCGTAGTGGTCTTAGAATAGCTTCCAAAGGCGAAAACAACGGTATGTGTAAAGCCGCTACTTTTTCGGCTGATTTCCACCGTAACGGTATTTGTTCCATTAACGCTTACGGAGCCTGTCACGCTGGAAATTGTGCTTGCCCTTGCAATCGTGTTAAACGTGCCGTTTCCGCTGGCCGTAATGTTTCCGTAGTAAGTGCCGGACAGGGTAACATTGATACCCGCCGTGGCCGAAAAAGCACAAGTTTTCGTGCCGTCTGAGCCGTGCGCAACCGTGACTGTTTTGGTGTAGATGGTCTTTGTCTGGCTCCCACTCAATGCAGCCGTGAAGTTAAATGTGTACTTTGTGCCGTTGATGGTCAGGCTTCCGCTTTTGCTCGCGCTGGAATTGATGGTGTAGCTGCTGCCCGTTGACACCAATTGAACCTTTGCCGTAACGCTGGAAGTGTTGTTTGCTACAGACTGGGATGTTACTTCCCACACGATCTGCAAACGATAACCCGTCCTGATTGCTTGCTGTATGGTTCCTGATGCTGCCATGCTCTAACCTCCCCTTTGATGGAAGGTCAGAAACGCCTATCATTCCTATAGAGTAACGGCACAAAACTATAGAGTAGATGCCGCAAAAACTTTGCGCCGCCTTGGTTCCGGTTTTTCAGCAGCTTTATAGTGGCTAAATCCGTTTGAAGCTCAAATTGCCATTTGCCCGTGGCATAAATGCGAAGCTGCCCAATTGCAAGCTGTGTGTGACTTGCGTATCTGTCACATACATTTTTCGATTGCTGAAATATGCAACCTCTGCGCCGTCCTGTTGAAAGCTGATCCTGTCATTGGCTATCACCAATTCAAGCTCGTTGCCAACCTCGCCAAGCAGAATTTTGCCGTCCTCAAATCGTATATATTTGCGGATATTTTCAAATTCTGCGTCCGTGTTTGTAACTATACTTTCAATGTTGGCTTGAAAAGATGAAAATTCAATCTCAAAGCTGTTTTTCGTCTGCTCTATGGTGGTGCTGACAGACGATACAAGGGCTTCCGTTTCATCTTTCAGGGAATAGTTCTCAGCCACAACAGACTGGATGTTGTCCGCTGCCACCTGCAAGGACGCTTGCAAATTTTGCTCCACGTTATACAGCGTTTCAGCGGCGTTTTTAGCCGTTTGTTCGACAACCCGGAGGATTTGTCCTTGCCCATCAGAAAGCCCCGCCAATGCCCCGGAAAAGCCCAAAAACACCCCGCCCAAAGTGAGCTTGTTTGCAGCCGGATTCAGCAGCGAGATTGACAGCTTACTAACCCGAAAAAGCTGGTCTATGCCGTGGGGTTTGCTGGTTACCTTCACCTGTGTTCCAAGGTGGAACGATGAAAAAGCTGTGTCCACGGTTGCCAGATCAGCCGCCGTCAGCTCTACAGTTTCCGGCAGGTTGACAAGCTGGGCAAGATGTGCTTTGCCCTTTGTCAGCAGGTTTTGTGGCTCCGTTACATCGTCAAAAGTGATAGGCTTGACAATAAACCCGTATTGTGCTTGCGCTTCTTCGTCAACAATGTAATCCAGCCCATTATTGACGCTTACAATGGTCAGCCGGGCATCTGTGTCCTTGCCTTCTGCATCCTTCAACTTTGCGCCAAGGGGAATAACTGCCGTTGCAATGTCAGCCCCTTTTCTGATGCGCTTCAGGTCAAGCAGGTTCCGGCCAAAGGTTATCGGCTGGGAGGATAGAAGGTTGATATCTTGCAGGTAATCTATATAGCTGGTTTCGCCCTCATGACGCACAACGATATAGCCACCCAACATGTCAACCAGTTTCTTTTGCAGCTCCGTCCATGTGTCGGTATGATCGATGTTTGAACGAACAATGTAGTCATTCGCATCAACCACCGTCACGTTGCCAACCGTAAACCGTTTGCTTTCTTCCACCTGTTCATTGTGCCGGGTTATCAGCAGGCTCAGATACCCGGCAACCGTGCCGCTGTATTCATATGGCCGCTGGATGCTGTCCAACAAAAAAGACAGCTCGCCTTCACAGACAACTGTCTTTTGGTTATGCCATCCAATGCTGTCATCCAACACCCGGCCACGGAACAGCAGATAATCATCCTGAAACACCGTAACAATGCTTTTCAGCCGCTTTATCAGCCCATAATACGGATGATCCGGCAGCAGGCCAAAGGTGAAGGAGCCAGTCTTGTTTTCTTCCAGCTCCACAGCAGGGTTCAGGATTTTCAGGTTTTCCAGTCTGTCGTTGTAGATTGCAAGGCCGTCACAATAGACGCGATACATCACAAATCACCTTCCTGCCATTCGAAGGTGATGCTGCCCGTACCAGCAACCGTTACCGTGTTTTCGCCCTCAACCAACTCCAATTCTGGAATGCTGTATGTTCCGGCTCCGTTTGTCCATGCGCCATCACCGAAGATGATAGTCATGGGTGCTGTTGTGGTAATGACAGGAACAGCACGTTTCCGGCTATTTGTCAACGTAATTGTTTCCGTGCCGTCTACGGCCCGTGTAACAACGGTTTTGGTCAGTTTGTACTTGTAGGGTTCACAGTCGCAATCAACCGAAAGTGAGCCTATGCCGTTTTCGTTCGTGAAAGGTGATACACGACACCGCCCCACATAGTAAAAGCCGGGATCATCGTCAAGGATAATCCGCAGCTTTTGACCATGCAGGGCGTTTTTAACCATGCTGTATTGTGTAAGAAAATCACTCCGGGGGACAATCGTGGAGAACACAAATTTGTGTGTCAAATCTCCATAAGTCGGCCTGCCGAAAACCTCTGTCAAATCAATGGAGCCATCAGCCCCTTCGATTTCCAGTTTGTTTTCCTTGACAGGTGGTGCGCCGATTTCTTTTTTGCTCAGGATCAGGTTCAAATCCTTGTATGAATGGAGCGTCCCGAAAGTGATCCCCTTCACTCATCAGGCCCCCTTTTCCTGTTCCTTGGCAGGCTCCGCTTCCAAGTCCAGCTTCATTTGCTTTAGGGTCTTGATGCAACCGCTAATCATATCGTGGTTTTCCTCGCCCCTCACATCAACCAGATTCAATGTATGAATCAAATTGATAATGTCCTGTATCATATTCAAGCCGTTTCTCCCCTTTCCAGCACAATCATTACCGCGCCGTTTTCGATTCTTGCCATCACAAGCCGGGTAAAGCCTTCGTACCGCTTGTCCCCTTGGTTTTCGTCATAGCGTTTAATCCATGCAAGGCCGTCAAACTCCGTTACAATTTCCACAAGGGGTCTGTCTGTCTGCATTTGCAGCAGAAGTCGGTTTTCGTCCTGTACAGGCACATCAATCCATTTCACTTCGTACTGCTTTCCCGCACTGGTTTTAATCTGCATTCCAATCCCTCCTATCAGCCAGCATAGCCCAAGTAATAGATGGTCTTATCTCCATCTGGTGTGCTTACTTTCATACTGCGTTTGCTCATCAAAGTACCATTGAATGTGAAACTTGATGCGCTCAGGTAAGTTGATTTCAACGTGGTAGCCGATACCGTTCCAGCGTTCAGAAAGTCAATCGTGCCAGCAAAGATGTTTGCAAGTGACGAATTGAGCTGGCTCGTTGTTACATAGCCGGACAGGTTGATTTTGCTGGCCTGAATGGTGATGCTTTCAGCCGTCTGGTTAATAGCCGAAATAACGCCATCTTGGCTGACCTTCGTACTGATTTGCCCAGCCTGCACCGTCAACTGTGATTCTGCTGTGCTGACCCGCCCGGACAGCTTATCAACCGTTGTTTGGTTGGCCTTCAAGGCAATGGCAGCATTTGCGCCATCAATGGCGATTTCTGCGCTGCTGACACGTTCGGTTAATGCAGATACAACCGTCAAATCAGCCTTTAGCACGATTTGTGCTTTCAGGCCATCAATGGCAATTTCCGCTTGTGACTGTCTGCCTGCCAGCTTGTTAATCTCACCAGCAGAAAGCAGGATTTGTGCATTGGCTTCGTCCACGTTGATTTTTGCCCAACGTTGTATGATGCTCATTTGAGCTTCGGCATTTCTGCGCCCACCGCCAGCACCCCCGCGCCCGGTCATGTTGTCAACCTCTTCGTCCGTGTCAACAACATTATCTGTAAGCGTCCGGGGCTTTTCACCAAAGGTGTATTCTGTGTTTTCCGGGTTCAGCAGGTCAATAACAATCTGGCTGCATACCATCCACAAATCTATACCGTTGGGATCAGATACGATATGCACCTTATCCCCGACTTTGATTCTGCTGATAGCTTTATCAACAAAGTGCATGTCAATGGCTTTCAGCTTCAGGGTTTGCAGCGCAACACCCGTTTTCAGATATTCCCGGCCCTTCTGCAAAAGTTCAGATGCATTTTCAACGTGATTCCATGTGTAGGTTTTTTCAATCCGGCCATACATGACAACGGCTGCATCATCTTGGATGTAATCAAGCCCGTTATTGACGCTGGCAACTGTCAACGGGTCTGTGTACTCTCCATCCTCATTGATCTGTACAGCACCAAGGGGGATAAGCACCGTAAACACATCTTCTGCGCTGACCTTATCTTTCAGGTCAAGAAGATTCACGGCAAACTTGATTTCCTGAGAATTTGCGCCGCCGTACTCTTTTACCCAGTCCAGATAATGAGTGCTTCCAACGGTTCTTTCCCGCAGGTAGCCGCCATACGCGCCAAGCAGCTTGCTTTCTATCTCGCTGTTTGTGTTGGTGTAATACTTGCTTTCTACCGTAACCGTTTCGGATGCGGAAACAGCGTCAACCACACCAACTGCAAACTGCTTGAAAGCATCCACCTTTGTATTGTGGTTGGCAATCAGTTTGCTAAGCAGGCCATGCACAGAGCCGCTATAGCTGTATGGTGCAATCTGGCTGTCAAGCAAAAAGGACTTTTGCCCTTCACAGTAGGTTGTTTGCTGGTTATAGCCATCCTTTTCCGTATCCAGCACGCGCCCACGAAAAAGTTGTTCGCCGTCCTGTTCAACCGTGACAATGGTTTTCAGCTTTTGCAGTTTTCCGTTTTTTACGTTGCCCGGAGGAAGGACAAAAGACAGCGACCCGGCAGCATTGATGTCAAGCGTCAACTTCGGATTCAGCGCAATATACGCCAATTCCTCAGAACTGGTGGAGTACATCAAGGAGCCGTCAGCCTTGATTTGATAGCCCATTACAACGACCTCCCGTTACCGTAGCGCAGGCGTTTGTACGGTTCAAGTTGCGCCGTCAGTACAATGGTTGCAGTCTTTTTGTCTGATTCCATTTCGTCAATCTCAACGCGACCGATCCAATAATAATTGGGATCATCGTCCAGCACGATTTGCAGCCGTTTCCCGTGTAGCTCATTGAGGATGGCAGCATAAACGGCAGACCATTTTGGCCTGCCGCCTACTACGAAAAATTCAAATTTGCCTTCCCGCATACCATAATGTACTTTTCCTGTCAAGCTCTCCGTAAGATCAAGGATTATATCGCTCCCCGGCACTTCAATCAGTTTGCTTTTCGGCTTAGGCGGGGCAATGTAAGGGGTGCTTTTCAGGAACAGCCCAAACGCCCGGTAACTATGCCGATTGCCAAAGGTAACACCACGCATTAGCCATTCCTCCTTCCTTTTCGTACCGCTACAGTGCCAAGTCCAGCATCCATAGCCGGGAGCATTTGCCCGACTAATGCCCCGCTGTCAAGTACTACCTGATGGCCGC